GGCAGTTCGTCGACAACAGTCTCCCACGCATAGGCCCAATACTTTTCGTAGTACTCCCTCCACACAGGTGGGAAATCGAGTCCGTACTCGATAGGGCCTAAATTCTCCTTGTCTTGCAGCATGCGTTCCAGTTTCAGCTGCTCTGCGACCGAGATCTTGTACAGGTCCTCGAAGAGGAGCCTGGTTGACGGATGGACCGTCGGTCGGTGACTATAGAGTTCGTCCATGTGTGGCCACATTTCCTCCAGGAAGTATCGCTCGTAAGAGTTAACGTCCTTAGCACGGAGGTAGCGTTGTATTTGAACGCGAGTGGCCCGCAACAGGCGAAGTGTGGTCATGGCGAGTTGGGACACTATCGGGCAATTCGGATATTCATAGATCAGGCTCATCGCCTTCACTTTAAGTAGTTCATGGAGCTTTCGCGTTTTAGCTCCCATGTACCTCGAATTCACCCAGCCAAACTCGGCAAGAATTGGGAATGGATCCGTCACGACCTGACGGGCTTCAACATCACACACGATACCGCAGAATGATGCCGAAGTCAACTCCACGTGAGTCTCCAACTTCACGCGTAGTCCCATATCCGCGAACAGTTCCTCTTTGATTGCTCTAGAGGTGCAGAATAAGCCATCGTCGCCCTCGACAACGCCAAGAACCTCGGCGCCCGACAACTCGGCCACAAACTGCATGATGCGCTTGTTCGCATGCCCATTGCCCAGGGAGGTGTTCATCTCCCCAGACATCCTGGTGGCATCAACCCAGGCTGTCACAAACGGGTTTTTCATCTTCTGCCGTCCCGCAATGACGTGGTCATAATACCACATGAACTCGTCGTGCTCTGGGAGCACGGAAGTCATGTAGTCATACAGCTCCCACTCACACGACATCATCATTTCTCTGGTGAACAACGCCTCGAAAGACGTGTAGTCCGATGAGTAGTAGCGCTGGCCCGGATGCAAGAGGCGATTGACGATGTAGTCACAACGCTGTGTGACCGGGATCTTCTTGATGAACCAGTCATTCTCGAAGACCTCCTTTTCTATCAGCCTAAAGATCGGACCAACGGTACACTTGAACTCGTCGGACCTGCTGTTGATGATGCGTGCGTGCTTGATTGAGCCGTACGATTCCCACTTGATGAATGAA